ACATCTGATGTAATGCAGTGGGTTACTCTATTAAAGCTGCAAGGCACGAAAGCTAAGACCAAGTTTATACCAGAACGTTTTATGCGGGGTACTGTAGAAGAACGTTTAGCTATTGTTCAAGGACTGATGGATACTGATGGTGAGGCGAATGATGGTAAAGCCTATTTCAGTTCTATTTCTGAGCAACTTGTGGATGATTTACGTGTATTGATTCAAAGTTTAGGCGGTTGGGCTACTAAAATAGTTGGGAAAGAACTTCAATACCGTAAAAAACACTGGGAACCGGGGAAATATAAGAAAACTGGGAATATTGGCTACGGCTTATACATAAGATTACCAGAACAAGAAGAGTTATTCAGGTTACTTAGGAAACGTACTAAATGCAGTAATTACATGCATGGGAGGTTAGTAAGACGTGTAGTTTCTATTAAAAAGTTGCGTAAGAAGTGTAAGACAATTTGTATTGTTGTGAACAACCCGAATAGGTTGTTTGTTACTAAAGATTTTCTTGTAACTCATAATTCCGACGTCCTTATTATGGACTACCTACAGCATGTGGGTGTAGGTTACGGAGAAGCATGGCGTGGTGTACTTTTTCGTGAAGAATATACGGAACTTACTGACATTATTGCTAAGTGCCAAAAATGGGTTAAACAGATATTTCCAGATGCAAAGTATAATGGCAGTGAGCATAAGTGGACTTTCAGGACCGGAGAAACTTTGTACTTACGGTACATGAAGAAAGCCAGCGACTACTGGAATTACCATGGACACGAATACCCTTGGATAGCTTGGGAAGAATTAACAAATTGGCCGACGGACGAATGCTACTTGCAGATGATATCTTGTAACCGTTGTTCAGTGGAAGGTGTGCCACGTAAGTATCGGGCTAATTGCAACCCGGCCGGAGTAGGACACGGTTGGGTGAAACAGTATTTTATAGATACTTGCGATCCGATGACTATTCATCACGATTCTGATACTAAAAGGACACGTACACACATCCCAAGTAAGTTGGAAGAGAATGAAGCATTATTAAAAGCAGACCCTAACTATGCTAATACGATCCTTGCTGCTGTAAAAGATGATCCTGTAAAATATAAAGCATGGGTAAAAGGCGAATGGGATATTATTGCTGGTGGGGCTTTAAGTGATGTATGGGTACCTAAACATCAGGTGTTCAAAGAAGTTCCATTTCCTAGTAGTTGGAATGTTTATCGTAGTTTTGACTGGGGATCTTCTAAGCCATGGTGTGTCACATACGGTGCAGAGGCCAATGGGGAACAATTTGATTCAGATTATAATATGCCATACGTACCAGCAGGCAGTATTTGGATAATTGACGAAATTTATGGTTGGGATGGCATACCAAACAAAGGAGATTTTGCAACATCAGACATGATAGCAAAGAGAACGTTAGAAAGAGATGATGCAATTTCTAAAAAATTTAGGTGTAAAATAGTTGCAGGGCCAGCAGATACAAATATATACGAAGTACGGGATGGAAGGTCTATCGCACAAAGTATGGCTAGAGAAGGTCTTCACTGGAAACGTGCGTATAAAGGCGCAGGTAGCCGTGTTTCTGGTTTATCACAGGTTCGGCAAATGCTAGCTGCTTCAAAAAGACAAGATTTAGAAGAACCTGGACTGTACTTTTTTACAAATGCACGTCATCACGTCCGCACTTTCCCACTTTTACAGTATGATGAAAAGAAACCGGAAGACGTAGATACTGATCAAGAAGATCATTGCTATGATTCCACACGCTATCTTCTCACAAGGAAGTATCTCACTATCAAACACAGAAAGGTAGGTTTATAATGGCTATTTATTTTGATCGGCAGCACATTACTGGTTCATCTGACCCTTCTACGGCTCACCCGGACTACGATTTGGCACGTAAAGACTGGGAACGTATTCGTGACGCTATGATGGGGGAAACTCAAATAAAAATTAGGGGTGAAACGTATCTACCGCGACCAGAGGGAATGAAAGGTACGTACGAAGATGCGTACGAGCCTTACAAACAACGCGCACATTACCCACAGATCGCCAGTTACGCTTTACAGGGGGCGCTCGGTGTTATTATCACTAAGTTGCCGGAGTTTAATGTCCCAAAAAAGCTAGAATACATCTTAAGAAACGCCACAAAAGACGGACAGACGCTGCAACAGCTTTTTATAGACATGATTATTGAGATTTTGCAGACTGGCAGGTGTCCAATACTTGTAGATGTTGAAGATAAAGAAAATAAATTCAAGTTTGTGCGCTACAGTGCAGAATCACTTTTGAATTGGAAAGAAGACATCGTAGGAAACAAGAAAGTGCTCATTATGAGTGTTTTGAAAGAGACTATGCCCGCATCTGACGATATTTTTAGCCATGACGAAGAGGATGTGTATAGGGTCTTGATACTGGATGAAAATAACCAGTACACAAGCCGTGTATTTGAGAGTACTAATGAATTACTTGGGTTGTACGCAGTTCCTTCGTATTTTGGTAGGAAAATAAGTGAAATACCACTGTTTGTCGCTGGTAGTATCAATAACAGTCTTGATAACCAACCAATTCCTTTATTATCAGTAGCGAACTGTTCTATTCAAATATACAGGAAAGAAGCAGACTTGGCAAATAGCGAATATTTAAGTTGCAATCCTACGCTTGTCATGGTGGGTGCGAGTAATGACGATGATTTGCCGAATGTAGTTGGCTCTTCTGTTATGATTGTGCTACCTGATCCTCAAGCCCGTGTTTTCTACACAACTACGGATACTGCCGCATTGCAGCATGTAAAAACTCACATTGACGACTTGTACGAAGAAGCAATTCGCCATGGTGTTGCTATTCTAGATACACGGAAAGGTGTTGAATCGGCAGAAGCTTTGCGTATTAGGCAAGCTACGCAATCTGCTTCTATCTATAGTATTTATCTTTCAGCACTGAACGCTGTCAAAAGCGGGTTGCAATTGATGTGTCGGTGGGCAGGTTTAAATGAGGAAGAAGTTACAGTAGATGCACCTAGTGCATTAACTCATGGCATACCTGATGCTGACGTTATCCGGGCGGTTGCGGAAGGGTTGGGGGCTAGTTGTGTGCCGCTTTCCGTTATTCATCGTTATCTTGTGAGTTCTGGATTGCTGGATCAAACTGTAAGCCTTGAAGACTACATGAAGCAATTAGTAGAACAACAAGAATTTTTCAAAAAACACGGAATTGTAACTAATCAATCTACTGATCCTACTTTACCACTTGACAAACAAAAGAATGGTGGTATAAATAAAGAAGTCATTACTGATGATAAAACAGAAGGTAAAGAACAATCAGACAATTATGGCGCATAATGCGGCACTAATTGTTTAACTTGGTACTCTGGGAGTACCGTAACTAAATCTCCGGGGGAGAAACAATGGATTTCAGTTTTATTGAAGATGAAGCAGTAAGGGAAAAAGCTGTAGCTACTTTCAAAGCGGAACAAGAAAGGGCTAACGAAGAGTTTCAGGCTAAACTAGATGAAGAAGTTGGCGGCTTGAAAAACAAAGTGGAGGAACTTCTCGGGGAGAAGAAAACCATCCAGGAACAATTACAGGCATTTGGTGAGATTAAGGACCCTCAAAAAGCCCTTGAAGCACTACAATTTCTCCAAGAGAATGAAGACGCTAGGCTGATTAAAGAAGGACGTGTAGATGAGTTGGTTTCTAAGCGTACCTCTGATATGAAGCTTGAGCACGAAAAGCAAGTTGAAGAATTGACTACTAAGTTGCAAGAAGTGAGCGGCAGTGCTGCTCAGTTTCAGTCTTTATACGAAAATAAGATGCGTGATGACGAAATTCGTAATTTAGCTATTAAGGCGGGGGTCCTGCCTGTTGCGATTAACGATGTTTTGTTAAGGGCATCCCAAATTTTTGCACTTGGTAAGGATGCTTCTATAGAAGCACGTACTAAAGATGGTAAATTACTGAAGGATGAATCTGGTAATGTTATCACTCCAACAACCTGGATTGAAGGTTTAAAGGAATCTTCTCCGCATTACTGGCCTACTTCTGAAGGTACTGGTGCCCGTGGCGGCGGCGGCGGGGTTGATGGAGACATTCTGGATCGTTTGGCAACACTTGCAAAGCAGGGTAAGATGAAAGAGTACAATGAGTTGCGTGAGAAAATGAAGGCGGGTAAATAAAATAGTTGACAAAAGGTGGCAGGCCTTTTAAACATAAATTGTGTATCCCAAAATAAGTCCAGGGGACTACGGCTAGGGGCCAAGGGATCTATAATAAGAAGAAAAACATCGGCCAAACTAATTGTAGTTAAACCCAAAATTGTGTAATGGAGGAAGCAAATGGCTAATATTTGGGAACATCCTCAAGTGATTGCGGCAGAAGCCCTTCGTCACTTGGAAGATGCCCTGGTAATTACTCGGATGTGTGCTATGGATTCTACGTCAGAGTTCACTACCAGAGCAAACGGTTGGAAAAAAGGAGATACTGTAAGTTTCCGTACGCACGGTGATTACGTATCAAAAGATTTCGACGGAGAAATCGATATTCAAGGTATCCGTACCTCAAGCCGTCCGATGATGATTGAAAAGCATCTGGACGTTTCTGTAGAAATGACTGCCCGTGAAGAAGCCCTGGACCTTGATTCTCTCAGTGATCAAGTTATTCGTCCTGCATCTTACCGTCTGGCGGAAGATGTTGAGTTGTACGTCGGAAGTAAAATCCTTCAGGCCGCTGGTTTGTACGCTTCTGATGACCTGATGGCGAGTGCTGCTGATGCTGCACAGGCCCGTAAAACGGCTACTATTCAGCAACTCGCTCCGAATCGTTTCTGCGTCTTAGACGTGGAATTGGAAGCTAAAGTTCTTGGGCAGACTTGGTTCAACCAAAGCCAAACACGGGG